CTGATTGCATGCAGTACGTTGGGCCATATAGCGAGTGGATGAAAAAGAATGTCAAGGTTGTTGTTTCCGGTCCCATCTACGGACCGCATAAACAGGGAGAATAATAGGGGGGAGCATGAGTGACAACGGCTCCCTGTTCGCGACGGTCACGGCCCGAGACACCATCGGTTTCCGGGTCAGGCGAATCACTTCGGGCGCCCCGGCGGTTTCGAATGAAGTGGGCGTCATGGAAGGCTGGGTTGTCTACACAATCGACAAGGCTTACACGGCATAGCATATGGGAATCATTCGGCAATTCAGGAGGAGGGAAGAGAAACTGCAGAAGAAGGCAGAGGAGCTTCACGCGCGTATTGTGCGTGCTGCAATATTACAAATCTCAGAAGAGAGGAGGAAGCGTTTTATGAAGATCGATTTTTCTAAGGAGTTCAAGACGTTTGGAGGAGAGACGCTGAAGGATGCAGAAGGCAACGTCTTCACCTTGAAAGGTGTTTGCGCTACTGTTCTGTTGAGCCAGCAGCAGAATGAGAAGGCGACTGGTGAAGAGAAGATGAAGCGGTACGAACTGGCTAGAAAGATTTGGGACGCGCCTGGTGGGGTGTGTGATATTAAGGCCGAAGAAATCGCCCTGCTCAAGAAACTGATCGGCGACGCCTACCTGCCTCTGGTTGTGGGGCAGGCCTACATTATGCTGGAGGGAGAGTAGTGGCTGGCATTGTAGATCTCAATGTTGATGTAGGCTCTGTCCTGTCTGGTATCGGCCAACTGGCAAAGGATATTAGGGCCGCCATCACTGGAGAAGCCGTCATCGACCCGGCGAAGAAGGCCGAGATCGAGATGAAACTCCTGGAGATTGAGAATGCTTATCTAAAGGCACAGACGGAAATTAATAAGATAGAGGCTGCCAGCTCGAACCTATTTGTTTCTGGATGGCGGCCGGCGGCGGGATGGACCTGTGTCGTCGGGTTCGCGTACACCTTCCTTCTTTATCCTTTTGTCTGTTGGTTTTCGAGGCTTAAAGGATTGGAGGTTCCGCCGGAGATCGACGCGGCCCTGCTTGTCAATCTGCTGTTCGGCATGCTGGGGCTGGCAGGAATGAGAACGTATGAAGCGAAAACTGGAGTGAAGAGGGTTAGGTGATGAATAAGGCGGCACGTTACGACTTCGAAATCATGCAGGGCTCGCCTTTGACCCTGGATGTGTATTGGCTTGACAGTTCGAAGACGGCGATCAATCTGACCGGCTATACTGCTGCCATGAAAATTAAGAAGTCGAAGGACGATACAATTGCTCTTCTCTCCTTAACATCAAGCCCGGCGGCTGGCCTTACTATTGAGGCCAGCTCCGGCTTGGTAACTATTTCTATTACGACTGCGCAGACTGCCTCTCTGCTTTACGACTTAATGTACTATGACCTCGTCTTGACGGAGGTTAGTACTGGCGAAAAGCAGAGGCTGGTGGAAGGAACGATTACCCTGAATAAGGGCGTTACCTGATCTTATGTGAATAATTCACGGAAGGTTGTTATGAACGATCCGCATTTCGTAGTTATTTGGGGATCAAAGTTCATCGCGGAAAGTCCTGTGCCTGGTAGGGTATATTGCTGTGAGGACTATGAGGGCACTCTCATTATGTGCGACGAACATCAGTCGGTTCCTATTACGACAAACCTAGTTGTGTGGGAATTCTACGGTGTGATGGGGCCGTCATGATTACTGATGATATAAAGGAGATAATGGCGCAGTGCTGTCTTTCTACTAAGATGACAGCCATTTCTCTCTTTCCAGATCGTTTCTATCTGCCATTTTCTCCAATGCATGAACTGATTTTCGATCTGCTCGATGACGATGGCAAACAGCAGGTGGCGATCGCGGCGCCACGTGGTTTTGGTAAGACGTCCATTATCCAACTAGCGTACCCTGCTAAAAGGATGCTGTTCCGCGAGAAGAAGTTTATCGTTCCGGTCTCCTCCACGGCGACGCACGCCATCATGCAGGCGGAGAACTTAAAAAGGGAGCTTCAAGCAAACCGAGCAATCAAGAAGATCTTTGGCCCGGTTAAGGCTCGAAATCTCGACTACGAAACTGCCTTTTCAAAGGAGATGTGGGAGACTTCTTATGGAACAACGGTCCTTCCTCGAGGTTCTGGTCAACAGGTACGCGGGATTATTGTTGGGAATAGTCGTCCTGATCTTATCATCGTGGATGATTTGGAAGATCCGGAACATATTGATTCCGAGGATTATCGTACTAAAACAAAAGAGTGGTTCTTTGCTGACCTCTGTAATGCTGTTAATAGATCGAGTGATAAATGGAAGATCATCTTCATAGGAACCGTTTTGCACCAGGATTCTCTTCTTATCAACTTGTTGGAGGATCCGGCGTGGGCCTCTGTGCGCTTGGAACTATTCGATGATAACTATAAGTCGAATTGGCCGGAGTTCCTCCCCGACAACAAAGTGTTGGCGATGGTGGAGGATTTTCGAAGGAGGGGACTGCTCGATACTTTGTTCCGCGAGTATAAAAACTTGCCTATTAGTAAAGAAGATGCGGCATTCCGGCAGGAGATGTTTAAGCCTTATGACGATTCGCGGGACATGAATAGGAAGATCGAAACGGTCATCATTATTGATCCTGCCAAGACGGTTAAGCTATGGAGTGCTGAGAGTGCTATTATCGCTGTTGGTATCGACGTCGTAAAGCATCACGTGTATGTTCGAGAAGTACTGGCGGAAAAGCTCCATCCCAACCAGCTTTATGAAGAAGCCTTTAATATGGCTGATAGATACGGCGCCAGAGTTATCGGCCTCGAGGTGACTTCTCTGAACGAGTTTATTACATACCCTTTTAAGAATGAGATGATTAAGAGAGGGCGCTTCTATGAACTCGTCGAGCTGAAGCCTCGTGAAAAGAAGGAAAATAGAATCAAAGCACTTGTTCCTTTTTATCGCGCTGGCTACGTTTTTCATAGCCGTTCGACTGGTATCACTCAACTGGAAGAGCAGCTTTTAACTTTTCCCAAATGCAAGAGGTGGGACGCTATTGACGCACTCGCTTACATCGTCGAGATGTTAGAGATGGGGGACAGATTCTTCGTGTCTGACAAGAGTGATGATGAGGTGGACGAGTCGGAGTATGAGGAGCTTTACGACCCGGAAGATGTTAAGCCTATAGGTGACTGGCGGGTGGTATAATGGCTGACAGGTATATTTGGCATACTGGCTTAATGGGAGAATTTCTTTACTCCGACTCTGATGTCTACGACGACGGAGTAAGTGCAAAGGCCTTCAGGACCGATGGCGACGGAATGATGGAGGGGCGAGTGCTCTTTACAAATGCGGCTACTGCTCCTTCTTCTTACGCCAATGGGGCTTGGATTTACGCAGCTGATGTCGTGGCAGGCAATTGTGCTATGCACTTTCGTTCCGAGGCCGGCGATGTTATCAAGTTGTTCTCTGCGACTGCTATTGCTGATGCCTCTACTTCCCATTCGGTAGGGTCGTGGTCAGATGTAGAGTCGGCGTTGAATGCGTTAGGTACGACAATAAATAGCATCTTGACTCTCTTGAGAGCAAACGGACTTTTGAAGACGTAGGAGGCATCATGCCGTTCATTCTCGAAAATCCTGTTGGTGGTTCTTCTGGAATGCATCCGGGGGCGAAGTACGACTATTCGTACCCTAACGGCCTTGATTTGAGTCCTGACGGAGAGCTTCACAAATACCTGGTTGGCGAGTTGAAGAAGCGGATTCAGGAATCATATACACAGATTAGCCGGCGGCATGGTGTCTGGAAGAAGATAGATCGGACTCTTACCGCCTATGTCCAGCCAGATGAAAAGGAGAGCAAAATCAAGGCGGCTGATGAGCGGAGGCCTATTAGTATTGTAGTTCCTTATTCATACGCTACTCTGGAGACGCTCTTAACATACTTCGTTACGGTGTTTCTCGACGATCCTATCTTCCAGTACGAAGGAGTGTCACCGGAGGATATTCTTGGTGCCGCCCTCCTTGAACGAGCGGTAGACGTGCAAGCGCGCAGAGCGAAGATGGCTCTTTCTCTTTACACCTTCTTCCGTGACGGCTTGGCGTATGGAATCGGTGGCTGTGCTCCTATCTGGACACAGGAGATGGGCTTTAAGACCGTCAAGGAGCCTCTTGGTTTTATGTCGTCACTTCTTGGGAAGTGGTTCTCTTTTGGCGAAGGAAAGCGGCAAGAAGAAATCGTGAAGTATGAAGGCAATGTTCTAAACACCCTCGATCCTTATATGATGCTTCCTGATCCGAACGTCCCTATCCACGAACATCAGAAAGGAGAGTTCTTTGGCTGGGGCGAGGAGACTAATTACGCAAAGCTGCTAGAGCAGGAGAGGAATAATGGCGACCTCTTTAATGTTCGCTATTGCAATGATATAGGCTCTGGAAAGAGCCAGTATGTTTCTTCTCGTAGCAATACGGGCCGCGATGACAGATTCGGCGGCGGAACTGATCGTACATACGGCTCATCGGTGTTTAAGCCGATGGACGCTATCCATATTTATATGAATCTTATTCCAAGTGAGTGGCGACTTGGAAGCCGTAAGTATCCGGAGAAGTGGCTTTTTACCCTCGTCGGAGACAAGATCATCGTGCGAGCGAAGCCCCTCGGTCTGGATCATAACATGTTTCCTGTAGCACTTAACGCGCCGACGTTTGATGGGCATAGTGTCGCGCCAATTTCGAAAGTGGAGGTAGTGTACGGCTTACAAGAAACCCTTGATTGGCTCTTTTCCTCTCATATAGCTAATGTTCGGAAGGCGATCAATGATATGCTTATCGTTGACCCTTCTATGATTAATATGTCTGACTTAAAGGAGCCGGAGCCCGGCAAACTGGTTCGCTTGAGAAGGGCGGCATGGGGCAAGGATGTTCGGGCTTCGGTTTTCCAACTACAGATCCAGGATATCACTAAGGGGCATATTCAGGATTCCTCGACTATTGTCGAGTTAGTAAAGCAGATATCAGGCTCCCAAGATGCAGTTATGGGGGTGCAAAGAAAGACGTCTGATCGCATTACCGCCGAGGAGGTACAGCAGACTGCGCAAGGTGCTTTGTCGCGTTTAGCGACAATGGCTAAGGTAAGTAGCATGATGGGCCTGGCTGACTTATCTTATATGATTGCGAGCCATACCCAGCAGTTAATGTCGCAGGATCTATACCTCAAGATGACTGGACGGTGGCCAGAATACCTACAGCAGGAATATCCGAACCTGATACAAGGCGGTAGGCTAAAGGTTAGCCCCTTTGACATCTTAGTCGATTACGATGTCGTCAATAAAGATGGTACGATGTCTATTGCACAGAACGCGCAGATTTGGAGTAACCTATTCCAAACTATTGCACAACAGCCTCTTTTATTGCAGAGGTTTGATATAGTAAAGATTTTTAAGATGATTGCAAAGGGAATGGGAGCGAAGAACGTCGACGAATTCGAGTTAAAACAAATGCCTGCAATGCAGGCGCAGGTGATGCCTGACGAGAACGTTATGCGAGAAGCGGAAAAGGGTAATCTGATTCCGCTGGAAGGAGGAACCAATGTCCCTGCCGTTCAATCTTAGTGACATTGAGCACTTGGAGAGCAATCTGGCGTGGCAAGAAATCATGCGAACGATTGACGAGCGTCTCTCAATGTTACAGGCTGATATTCGTAGGCTCAACCCTATGAACCCTGAGCAAGGGCATGAGCTGGCGCAGAAGCAAGGGCAAATGAATGAGCTAGACTGGTTTAAGGGCCAGATAGAAGTGATGAAAGCAGAAGTCGAAGAATTCTTCGCGCGAACAATAAGAGAGGAGGAAAAAGAAGATGGAACCCGAAACGACGAATAATGCTGCTGTAGAGAACGAGATTGTGGACCTGTTGGCGGGTACTCTGCCGACTAAGGAGGAGGGTGGCGAGCCGCCGGCTGAGCCTTCGAAGGATTCCCCTCCAACTCCGTCCGGAGAGGCTCCTCCGGCGGAACCGCCGTCTCCTGAGGCCCCTTCTGAAACGAAGCCGGCCGAAGGGAAAGAACAGCCTCCTGGCGAGGAGCCCCCGAAGCCTCCTGCTGACACCTCTGCGACTCCGCCGCCGCTTGAAGGACAGACGGAGCCGCCTACTACCGAGGAGGGGTGGAAGGCGCAAGTGGAGATGCTGCAAAAACAGCTCGTCGAGTTGACGGCCAAGATGCAGCCGCAGGCACCGGCACCTCCAGCTGAAGAACCTTCTACTGCTCAAGGCGTAATCGAGTTCTTCAAGACCGAGGAAGAAGTCGACAAGGCCTTTGGTTCGGCTCAAGAGGTTAATAAGTTTATGACCTCCCTTGTAAACAAGGCCGTTGAGCAAACGATGAGGGTTATTCCGCAGGTGGTTGTAAACACGGCCCGCCAACAGGCCTCTCTTGTCAACGCAGTGGAGAAGTTTTACGATGTTAATCAAGACCTGCGAACATTTAGACCGTTCGTTGGCTATGTCGCGGCAGAGTTACAAACGGCGCACCCTGATTGGGATGCTCCGAAATTATTCGAAGAAATTGAAAAGGAGGTGAGAAAGCGGCTAAACCTAAAGCGGCCGGAACCGCACACCGGGTCTTTGCCAGGCCTGGGTAATCTGCCTAATGCGCCGAGAGCGCCGCAGGGCGGAGGTACGGGACCTGCCTTTGTCGGACAACACTCCAGGGCCAGAGGGACTGTTGGTGGGACTGGATTGTCTGCGACGGAGCAGGAAATCTTAGACCTCATCAAGTAATAGGAGGAATCAATTATGAGCGCAGGTTGGATGGACAAGTTCCTCTATCGTCTCTCCCGAAAGGGCGAGATTCCGTGGCTCACTATTGCTCGCGGCAAGACTGTGGGCGCGGTTACTGTGCTGATCTACGATCCTGATGGAAAAATTCTGATGGCTCGTGGAACGTCAGTCCCTTCCGGCACTGCCGGATATGCGAAGGGTGCTATGTTCTTTAAGACCGACGCCGGCAATGGTGTGCAGGCTCTTTATGAGAATATTGGCACTACTAGTTCCTGTTCTTTCTCGCTGGTCGGCTCGATCGTACCGGCAGAGATTGCGATGACTGAAGGTAACATTCTTGTCGGTAACAACACCGGCGTTGGAGTTCTGCTGAGTGCGAAGACGAACGGTGCTGTTCTCATCGGCAATGGTACGACGATCGTTAGTGCCGTAGTGAGTGGGGATGCTTCGATTGCCTCCTCTGGTGTTCTGACGATCGCCAACAACGCGGTTACTAACGCCAAACTGGCAGATATGGCAGCAGGTACGGTGAAGGTCGGGTCGACCGGCAATGTGCCTACTGACCTTGCCTTGAGTGCGAATGACCTTCTTACTCTAGATGCAGGCATTCCGGCTGTCGTGAACGTCGGCAGGAAGCAGTTGGTTACTGGCGGTGCGACGGCCCTTACGGTTGTTAGCCTGGCCGCAGGCGAAATCCTGTCTGCTGATGGGACGGACCTCGTTCCCATCGCCATCGCAGCAGGTGAAGTGATGGTCGGTGCGACCGGTCCTGCTATTGACGGAGTTGCTCTCTCAACTGGTACCATTCTGAAGGGTGTTACTGGTGCAACTCCGGTAACGCAGAGCATTGCCGCAAAGCAGCTTTTGATCTACGGCTCTGGCGCTGGGGACATTACTGTTCTTAATGTAGCGGCCGGTGACATCGTTACTGCTAATGCTTCTGACATTGCCGTAGTTAGTATCGCGGCGGGCGAAGTGGTGGTTGGAGCGACTGGCCCTGTTATCGATGGCGTGGCGCTGGGTGACGGTGCCCTCCTTATTGGTAATTCTGGGGCTACTCCTTCTGCCTTGACGTTGGCTGCGAATGAGGTTCTTTATAAGCCGGCAGCTGGGACTCTCGCAGGCCTGGCTGTTGGACGAAAGACCCTCCTGACTGGTGGAGCAACTCAGCTCCAGGCAGTCTCTATTGCGGCAGGTAGTATTGTGACTGTTGATG